TTGTTTGTAACCTGTCTTATCTAGAGGTACCATAAAATTAATCTGGAACCCCCAGTTTTCTGCCAGCGTATAGCTACTAGGTTGCATAAACTCATCAAGTGGTTTAGTATGATTGCCCATATAAAACGGTTGGAATGTCATTGTACTGCCATTACAACTTATATTAGGACCATAATACTGCCTACTTTGTGCTCCATTGTTTTGAAATTGCACAGCTTGATTGGTTACATTACCAGTAGCTGCGGCGACTGGATTACTAACGTTGGTGTCTTCACCTTCAGCAAGTACGGGTGTACCTATTGAGAGAAGATAGAGTAAGATGAAGTAGTTGAGTCTGTGTCGATTACCCGATCTATGGTTATCGTTTCGATAGTTCCAGCGTCTCTGGTTGTGATCTGTAGATCCCAATCTGTTGCGTTGGTTGTTGGTGTGTAGACTGTGTCTGCGTGACCAATACCTCCGGCACCAGTTATCGTAACGTTTGTACCACTGTAAGATGAGGAAGCTGATCCCTCGATCTCGTGTACTATCTCTTCTGTGATAGTTTGTTGTGTTGTTGTCGTGGACTGCATACTCCCTGTTGTAAAGGAAGGAGTCACTGTGTTTGCTCTTGCTATGCCGGGTGATAACAGAGCCAAGAGTATGATCCATTTTTTCATACTTTTGGTTTAGGTTTATTCATTGGGCAGTTTACTGGTCCCTTACTACCACCATTTTTACCTGTAGTCAAACCGAATGTTGCCAAAGCTCCCGTAAAAACGCTGGCGACGAACGTGATATCGCTGTTTCCAGACTTCTTTACCATCGGTATTTCTACATAGTTCATAGTAATAATAAAACCTGACCAGACGACTACACCTAGTCTAACAAAGGTACCTAAGATTTCTATCTGATGCTCCTTATCTTCAGCAGCATCTTTTAGTTTACCTAAGAGTCCTTTCTTTTTTTCTTCTTCAGGCGGTTTTCCTTCCATTTGTTTATTTTACCTTGTAGGAATTTTTGTACTTTCTTCTTTATATTTTCTATAATCGGCTGTGTAAAAGTTGTAGCTGCAACTGCCGTAACAGCTGCTATGCTAGTTGTAACTAAAACCTCAGTCGAAGGTATAGGTATAGGTGGTAAATTTGGTATCTTTAACTTAGGAGCTGGAGGTGCCTC